TAAATACTTTGCATTATTGGAACTGAATTTTCATTTAGTTCATTAGCCAAACAAACTAAAAAAACACCTTCTTGCGTAATAGACTCTAAAGATTCTTTTTCCTCATTATAATCTACAAAGGCATAAAAAGGTTTTTTTAATCTATTCCTATCACAAAATTGTAGAGTTCTTTTAATTAAGTCTATTGCTTTTTCTTCTGTGGTATTGAATAGAGCTTGAAACTCAGCAAAATCTAATTCTAAAGTATTTAATCCTGTTTCTAATTCGGTAGAAATTCCGATGTTTTCAAATAATTCTTTTTCCATTCGTGTTATTTTTTTAATAAGTTATTTTTTTTTTAGAAAAGTTTCTGTTGTTTAGGGCTTTGGATATGCTCTTTGTACTTGAGGATTTTATAGCTATCCTTAGTGATAAGGTGGGTTTCGAGGTCGCTGTCGTAGAACTTGGTAACTTCTAAGTCTACTAACATATAATCACCTTTTGAAAAATGTTCGCCGTTATCAATAGCTTTTATAATATCGTCATCTTCCATTTTGGCAGTTATTTTTTGCCCTTGGAAAACGAAATCCCATTTTAAATCTTTGGTAAAACTGGGTCGAACAATCAGTACTCTTTTATCGGTAAGCACTTCTTTTATTGGTTCTTTTGAAATTTCGTCTAAATCATCTAATTTAGTAGCAATAAGAGGAAAATCGGTGTGAGAGATGTAAGTATTTACCTTGTTGGAATTGAAGCTAAAGCCTGAAACATCGGGGCTTTTTTCTAATACACTAAATTGTTTGGCTATGCTATCTCGCACATATCTATTATCATTATAGATATTAAAAACATTATTCTGAACGATAGTAATATCGCCATTGATATTGGTTACTTCGGTAATATCGCCTTTGGGTTCTATTTTTGTAGGCTTTTTGCCGTTTAACGATTTAGCAAGGGAGTACAAACCGCCTACTATTGTTACTATAGCAGCGCCATAAGTTACATTTTGAGATGAAAAAAGGGACTCTAATAGTTTTTCTACGAGTTCAATATGTACCTCAAAACTTCCTTTTTCTAAGGCTTTAATTTTTACCTCTATTTTTTTTTCGGTATGCAGGCTTTTATTCACTTCCTGAATGATATTAGAAGTGTGCATAAGGCAACCGATGAGGGTTTCGACATCTACTTCGTGCCTTTGGCTATCGAATATTATTTTAAAGTCATTATCATTCATTGTTGTAGAGAGGTATATTCTATTTGCTCGCAAAATTACAAAAAAAAATTACCCCCGCAAATTTAGGGGGGTAAAATTAATTGTTAAATATTACAACACTACTTCTTTGGTGGTGTTATTGCCGGGGCGGTCGGTGGCGGTTACGATTATTTTGTCACCTGAGATTGAAGCATTAGTGGCAGTGGTTACATAGAGCCATTTGCCTTCGTGCAGGGTGGCGTTGCCTTGCTCTACTTCGGACTCGTCGTTGTTTTCAATACGCACTTTCACGGCGGTTACTTTCACATTGTCGGTAACGGTGATAAGTATTTTTTCGCCCGTAGCTGCGCCTTTGTAGGCGGTAGTATCAATATGCTCGATAACGGGCGGACGGAGATAATCGGCAACGGCGATGTTGTAAGCCGATAGCTTGTTAGGCGAGGCGGCAGCCAGTTTTTTGTAGATAGCAGATAGCGAACTATCGGCAAGGGCTTGCTTGGCGTAGGCTACTGCCTTGAGGAATTTTTTGCCTTGCTCTTTTTGGTGGTCGGTGCGCTTGTGCGTGTGTCGGGGGCTTTTAGCGAGGATAGTACCGCGTGCGGTGTTGCGGAATACCATTTGTTTGCCTACAGAGCCAGAGAGCCCAAAGAGGTAAAGGTTTTCTTTAGATTTTGCCATTTCATTTAGTTTTATGGGTTAATAATGGCGCAAAGATAGTGGTGATTTATTGCTGTTTAAAGGAAAGTAGCCTCTGTAATGAATAATTATCAATTAGGGTATTAGCTTAACGCTGTAATGTCTTACCTAAATCTTAAGGGACAGGTTTAGAAGTTTTTTTATTGTACTGCTCTCTCATATTTAGATTATAATTTTTCAGCTTCTGTTTTGATATAGGTAATCAAATCGGTTAGGTTTTTTTCGTTAAAGCAGTGGTTTGTTACTTTATCGGATAGTTTTTTGTGATAAGTACCAAGGGTGATATGCATTGCTTTAGCAGCGGCTTTACCTCCCATATCAAAAATACTGATAATGCGTTGTATTTCTTGTTTTATTTGCAAAGTATCCATATTACAAAAGCAATTACGAGGGTTAAACATACTATAATGGCAGTTCCTGAGAGTTGTAGTTTAAAACTCAATTCATACTTAGTGTTTAGAAAATTTTTCATAGAAAGTTGTATATTAAAAAATTAGTTGTACCTTTGCAGTGATATTTTTTAAATGAGATGAGAGCCGAGGGGGGCAACCCTCAGCTCACTTCCTTAAAATAATTTGAATTTTTTAAGCGAAAATTCAAGTTTAAATTCAAAGGATTTGTACTTAATTTGGATTACTAAGTTCATCTCATTTAAAACTTATCAAAGAACTTGCCGTCTTTGCTTCGGCGTCATCGACTTTCAATGACACTGCAAATATACGGTGTTTTTTTCTTCCGTACAAATATTTTAGCAACTTTTTTCTATCTTTTTTTCAATTGTTTTTACTAACAGCTTCAGTTGCTTTAACTCTTCGGTTTTTCTGAATATTTTTTCTATCAAAGTAAAATTTTCTCCCTCACTTTCGGTAGCTTGTAGTCTCCATTTCATAAGGCTCTTTTCCCTCGATACGATATTGCTACGCAGGGTGTGCAGGCGTTGTACGAGTTGTGTAGGACTTAACTTGTCTAACGCTTCTTCTTGAGTGGGGTTGGAGGGGAGCAATATGCGTTTGTACTTACTCCAATGGTCGAGCACGGTATCGCAGGCGTCCATTTCCTCGAATAGTTGCCATAGCTGTTGCTGTAGGGCGCGGGCTTGGCTTTCTTGATGGGCTGGGAGGGCGTTAAGCTGTAGCTTGAGCGAGCAGGCTTGTAGCCAATGTTTTTTCTTGGCGAGGTATACAGGATGTAGGGCTTGGGGATAGTCGGAGATTAAGTGAACAGAGAAAAGTGAATAGTGAACAGCGGGCTTGTTGTCGATTTTCGGATTGTTCGCCTCGCTTTCGGAGAGGGGGGAACGGGGGGTGAGGCTTTTTAGTTTTGCTTTTAGCTTTGCTTCGTTCTCCAATGAATAAAATCGAGGAACGCCCTGAAGATTGCCTCCAAGGCGTTCATACTCTATGAGCAAACGTTTATATTGTTCTCGGTAATTATTCACTTTTCACTGATTTTGGTGAATTGTTTTTTGCTGCTTCTTTCAATGCCAAGGCGCGCTCTAAGATAGGCACATCGGGTGGGTATTGTTGTTTTTTCTTTTCTATGAGTTTTAGCAAGATGTCGGTGCTGAGGGCTTGTAGTAGCTCGGCTGCTTCTTCTTGCAAAGCATAGTAAGGAAATCCCGCGATGTATAGGCTCTTGACATTGTAAGGGACACGACTCAAGTCTACTGCCTCCAATCCGCCTCCCAACTCTTTAGGTTGGGTGTAGTAGGCGGTTCCTTCAGGAAGCAGACTCTTAAAGTACTTATGATTCGGCGATGGTTCCTGCATACTTGTACGGTTTAGAGTTTGTGATGAGCTTGAGGGTAATACCGCTATCATCTTCGGCTTTTTTGCCAGTAGTGGCTTCGGCAGTATCCATATAAGCAGGGTTGATCTTGGTGCCTATTACCCATAGCGTGCCTTGGGCATCGGGGACTACGAAAATCATCGGCACGTTTTTGTAACGGTTGATGAAATCGAGGGTTACATCGCTAAAGCGAGGTATCTTAAACTCTAACTCGGTTTTAGCTTTTTTGTTGCCAGCATTGCCTACGAGTGTGATTTTGAGTTCTCCCTCGTCTATCTGAGCATCGATACCTTTGAAGGCTTTGGAAGCAATAAGGGTAAGGTTACCGTCTTCGATGGTGTTGGCTTTGCCGAGTTCGCCTGTATTAGCGGGCAATACGCATTTATCGACGAACGCTTTGGGGGCGTACAAAATGCGTGTGCTGATGCCTCCGCTTACTTCGTCGTTAGGACAAGCGTCGAGGCTTTCGTGGGGTACGTTATCAAAACAATTTTTTGCCATAATCTTAATTTGTCAATTTGTTAATTAAGGGTGATTGTCCGCCGATGAGTTGGAGGAGTAGATCCTCGTCATTAGCAATTTCTTCTTGTGAGAGGGCTTCACCGCCGATGAGCAACATTTGAGGCGCATCGTCGGCAAACTTGTAACTCACATTGCGGAATGTAAACTCGTGACCTTTGCGAGGGGTTTCTTCTGTTGGTTTTTCGGGAGTTCCCTTGAGTTGCTCCTCATATTGGTCGAGTTGTTGTTCGCGAGCGTTGAGCTGTTTTTCAACCTCATTGAGTGCGAGTTCACGGCGGTTGAGGGCTTCTTCTCTCTCATTGAGAGCAGCCTCACGCTCGTTGAGGGCTTGCGCTTGTGTATCGTTGCTTTCGGTAGAGGCTTCTGACACGGGTGTATTTTTTTCTTCTTTTGCCATTTTTATTAGGTGTTAGGGGTTAGAGGATAA